TGTGCCATTATAGTTACTCGTTGTTGATTATCTCTTATTATTTTTAAAACATTTCAAACTAAAATATCTTAAAAATAATAAGAGGGAATTAACCCTCTTACTATAAGATATCTATTAAGGAGCGATAGATACGCGAACCAAAACTTCTGGGTGACGAACAACGTTGATGAAGTTCGATTCAGAACGAATTTGCAATTCACTATCCCAGTCATCCATCTTCTGAGCAAAATAAGCTTCTTGAGCAGTTTTGTTGATAGAAGTGAAAGTTTCTGCTGGAGCAAAATAAGTTTTGAAGTTATCTGTAATATCCAGTGGGAATACACGAGCTTCGTTAGCATCGATTTGTTGAGTCATACCAGTACCACGGTAAGAAACCCAAACGATATCACCGAAGTATAGGATACGATAACGAGCATCTAATCCATATTCGTTTGCAGTCAAACGACCCATCAGAATTTTCTCAGATTGAGAAAGGTTTTGATACTTCACAGCATCAGTTACGTATGGGTGGCTACGAAGTTTATCGAAGAAACCAGAAGCACAAATTGCAATCAATTGGCCAGGAACATCACCAGTTTTGATGTTGTCTTGGATAGCTGCAATAATTGGTTCAATGTCATCTTGTGGGTTAACAGTTTCATCATTCAGACGCATAGTCAAAGATGTACGAGTAACACCAAACTCTTGATACCAGTCAATGGTAGAACCATAAGACTGAGTCAATGTACCATTTGGAGCATACACAGTCCCGTTGTTGATCAACTGAATACGTGCGTTTTCCAAAGTAAGTGCGTGAGACTTACGAATTGCTTCAAGTTTACGAGCTTGAGAAGATGCAAGAGTTTCAAGAGTCTCTGCACCCATAATTTCTTCCCAAACAATATTTCCATCCAAATCTTTTGCAAGAATAGATTCATCTAATGGGAAGTGAGGAACACCAACAGTCACATAAGATTTTGTGCCTTTGTTGATGGTAGAAGCACGTTCACCCCAGTTTTTATCCCCGATGATGTAGTTGGTCATGCTGATACGTGGAATCATTACAGTTTTTTGTGTAAGATACTCGTGCTCAAAAATACCAAGTTGTGCAAACAAACCCCATTGGTTTGGAATGCGAAGCAACAGAGACGTTTTATCAACTACCTTGTTGTTATTGCTAGGACTACGAACAATTTTAATTGTCATCTTATTTATTTCTCTCTTTCTAATTTATTAAACGATGGCAGTTAGTACATCTTCTAGAATAATGCCTTGAGTTTTCAAAGCTTCTTTCAGAAGGTTAAACTGTGTTTGGTTGAGAGAACCACCAACATGGATAGTTTTAGGAAGAGTCTCTTTCAAACGTGCTTGACGGCGAATTGCCAAAACTGGTGTTGCAGTGGTAGCAGCAACTACTAGGGAGTCTTTAAAATCATAACGATCGCCAAGGAAAACAGCGTATTCGTTAGTAATCAGAACATCTGATCCATTAACTAAAGGTGCCCAAGCAGCAGTAGGGTCAATACTTTTTACACGAAAAAGAATGTGCCCAAAACTAAGGGTTCCACCTGCGTAGTTTACAGTGATCATTTCACGTCCATTGCGAGCTAGGGGCTCCCAAAGAATAAGATCAGATGCATATACTTGAGTAATATTTACACTAGCCATTATTATTTTTTACCTTTGTTATTGTATCTTTGTTCTAAGAATTTTTCTGTAGCAGCGTCAACTGCAACACGGTTTTTACTAACTGTATCTAAAGAAGCAGTATCCATTTCTTCATCGGACAAATTTTCTTGTCCTTCTTCACCTACTTCTTCAAATTTTTCTTCTGCTTCACTTCTAGAAAGCTTAAGAATATTTACAGTAGATTGAAAATCTGCATCACTTAGATTTGCCAATGACACAGAAAGAGTTTCTGCTTGAGCAGTACCAACAGCAGCAACCAATTCAGCTTTACGACCTGCGGTTTTAAGTGCAGCTTTCTCATCACTAATTGCTTTAAGTTGTGCTAAGGCATTAGCCAACTCTTCATTTTTTCCTGCAAGAACTGTTTCAGAATTCAATTTGAATTGAGTGAATTCTGTTTGTAATGCAGATAAGGAAGCTTCTAGCTCTTCCATATTTAGCTTAGACATTTCTTTGTCCTTTGTTTTGGTTTTGAAAAGATTTGAAATTGGATTATCCATTTCGTCTCCAAGGGTTATTTCTTCCAAGTAAGATTTAAATTCTTCTAGGGTCATTATTTTATCTACTAGACCATTAGCTTGTGCCTTCTGAGAAGAGAAAGTTCTTGCACCAAGTGCAACAACATCTTTCTTATCAACACCACGCCACATAGCGACATGATCTGTAAATTGATCGTACATCTCAAGCACGGATGCCTGTATGTCATCTAAAAACTCTTGAGTGAATTTTCCCTCAGAGTCAAAAGGAACTTTGCCATCACCTGCCGTAACATAGATGTCTTCAATTCCTAATTTTTTCATGTACCCGTTCATGTTTCTCAACTGAACACGTACACCTATACTTCCTGCTTCTGCTGAAGGATTTGAAATCACTTCATGCATTACTGCTGTGTAACAATAAGAAGCAGAGTAAGAACAAGCAGAAATGTAACCAATTAATTTAACGTCATTCTCATCAGCAAGATCTCTTATATAGTTTGCTGACTCGAAAGCCATATGAGCACTACCACCACAACTGTCTTGATCAAAGACAATGGTTTTAGCACCCATATCAATAAGTTGTTTTACTTCTTCGCGAATAAGTTGGTGGCTTACGCCTTCTTCACCGCACATGCCGTAATATGGGATATCTGTAATACCACCATGTATATCTACAATCCCAAGCTTTTGGTCTGGTATGTAATTAAGGCTTCTTTGTTTTGGTTTAATTGTTTCTGAAACTGCAAGCTCAGTAGTACCTAAATTTCTTTCCTGTACGATTTGCATAACCTTTTCAAGATAAGGCTCTGAAACCATGAGAGGGGTATTACATAGTTTTGTAGTAAGTCTTAATAGCTCATGACTCATAATTTATCTCTATTTATTGTTAGCATTACTTGCGCTACTATCTCCAGACTTTCCTGTAGATTTGCCTGTACCATTTCCTAGGCCTGCCCCCATACCATCTCCACTTCTAGAGGTCTCTGGAGATAACAAGTCGAATAATTCATTCTGACTCATTGTTTTATCCACTCTGGCAGGTAGTCCAAGTTTTTTCTGAATAGCATTAATGTTTTCAGGAGTTTTTAATATATTTCCTGTTGCAGCAGCTTGTTGTAATGCTTTAGCAAATTCTGCTACACTTATTTCAGAAACTTCCTTATATTCAAATGTAGGATAAACTTCAGTAGACCATCCATTCCATTTAAATAAGCGGGGGATTAAGTAATGATTTAGAACGTCTCGAATTTCTTCAAGCTTAGATTCTATAACCATCTTAACGATCGACATTTTAGATTCAGACAAGGCAAAGCTTCCTCCACCTTCTTGACCTAAAACTAAGAAATCTGCATACAATGCAGTTAAAATTTCTTTCTGGTAACGGGCAATAACTTGATTTATATCAAAAGCTTTTTTACCTGTTACAGAAACTACTTCAAAATTAAAGTAAGATTCACCATTATCATCAAGCACTCTTGGCAAAATCATTCCTGATTCTTTACCAATGTGAATATTACGCATCATCTTTTTGTAATATTCATAAACTTCTTTATCCTCATCTGTAGCATCAGGTTTCATATATTGAGGTGGGATACCTAATACTTTAAAACCGTGTAAATCAGATGCGATACCTTGGGCTTCACTTTCTTCTAAAGCTTTTTTATATTTCCAAGATTCCCAAATTGAATTTAATGGGGAAGTTCCTATAGGAGAGTCTTTAATTGGGTTGTTACGAAAAAGCAACATTCTTTCTACAGGGATATCTACATAAGACTTTCCATTATCTTGCGATGGGGAAGTTCCTTGACTGTAGTCATCTCTATTCTGAGGGATGTTTACTCTTTGAGTAATATGAGATAAATCTCTTCCCTTATTCGTCCACTTCCAACCGGCAATGGTATCTTGAGATCTTAAAACTAATTTTTTGATTCCAACTAATCCATCATTGTGTCTACTACCTTTTTCTGGTAGTCTGTAACGACGAACTATTTCAAATGGGGCAAAGCCGTAAGGGACAAAAGATGTTGCTTGCTTAATAAAAGACAACCAACTATGTTGCATATCGTCTTTAACAGACTTAATAAAAGCAACTTCAGATTTTAGTTGTTCTTCATATCCTTCTGGAGCAACTACGTCCCAGCCAACTCTTGCTATCATTGTTTGGACGTAATCAACAGCAGGCGCTATCGTTCCATCCTTCAACATTTTCTTATAAGTTTTAACGCACCAAGGCCATCTTAACTCATAATTGCATTCTTCGAATATCTGGCCACCAAGAACCATCAATCCATTGTAGCCTGATTCTGTCATCCTCAATGCAGGGATATCTTCACCAGCGCTCAATGGAGCTAAATCTTCTATAACTGCCATCTTAGAGATAGCTCCTTTGTTAACGTATATTTAAAAGTGGGTTGTTATTAGTTAAATCAACTGATTTTATTCCTGATAAGAATCCACTTGGCATAGAGAATTTGGAAGCTAAAATAGAGTAACCAAGAGAACAACAGTCTACGAGATCATCGTGTCCAGACTCTCCGCCCTTTCTCTCACCTGTGAAAGCTTCTAACTCGTTGTAGAAAAATTCATTAGTGCCATAGGACTTATTCCAGAAATCTGTACCACAATTCTTGACGATTTCAATAACACCAATTTGAGCAGATGCAGCAAAAGGTCTAAAGCTTTGAAGCTTGCCTTCACCAGAACGTTGAATAGTGGTGGCAAAACCATTTTCATTTAATCTTCTAGCAAGCCTAACCGTTTCTGCTTTAGCCATTGGGTTAGGATCTTGGGGGAGGATGATGTCTACTTTATTTCCATCTCGCATTGCATTCTCTAAAATAAATTCTTCCCACATCCCAAAAGGAATACGAGTTCTGTTTACTTCAAGAATTACATAATTGCCTGTTTTTAATTTCCCAATTTTTACAGAAGCTGTATAGTCAGGGGAGCGGTTCATTTCATGGGGCAGGGTGCCAGCGAAATCGTAAGCTCTAACAATTCGGGTGAATTGATTATATGCAGGAGGATCTATTATCTCTGTCATTGTCTTTCTGTCAAAGTAGGAACTTGCTTCTTCTCTTACTTTCCAGTTTCCATACAACAGACGTTGCTTTTCTACGCCCCTTAAACCCTTAAGCCAAGCAACATATTTGGGGTTAACTTCTTGAACAATTTTATTATCAAAAACGTTAGCACTGATAAACGTAAACGATAGAACATCTTTTGCTTCACAAGCAGATTTGTAAATAACTTCTTCTACAGAATCTCCCCAACAGAAATCACCTTCATTGTAAGTAAAGTAACGAATCAAACCGTCTTTACTTCTGTCTGGGGTTCCATCAGGATTAAGATAGGGCTCAACCCACTCTCTTAAGAAGTGATCTGCTAAAGGGTTACAAGTAAGTTTTAAGTGAGGTTCTATCGATGGGCATGAGGGATTTCTCATCCTACTCATAATGTACTGAATCATGAATTGAGTGAACTGTGTTGCTTCGTCTACAAGAAACAAATTTGCTTCTGTACCTTGCCAGTTTTCATGATCTTTTTCGTATTCAAAGTGTTTTAAATAAATTTCTGAGACTTGGTATTTTTTACCTTCTTCATCTCTTTTATAAAAAACGAATTTACCATCTTTTTCTTTCCAAACATAATCTTCGCCATATCGATATAATGAAGAGAATGTTCTGTGGCACTTGGTAAGAATACCACCAGCACCTTTTAACTGAGGTGTGGTTCTTCTTGTAATAACTCCAATAAAATTCTGTATCCAGATATACTTTAAGAAATCTATTACACCAATCTCAGATTTACCTGATCCAGCAGCTCCTCCAAATAATGTTACGTCACATTTAGATGTTGTATAAAGCCACTGTCTTTTACTAATTGGTCTTGGAAATTTTTTCGTAACTTCTATAGTCATTATTATCACTTACTAAATTGTAAAGTCGCCACTTCTTGCCATGCGATCATTTACTGGACTGACATACTTCAGTCCTTCTCCACCTAGCGATTATTACTTTATCGCTTATTCTTCAGGATCTGACTCATATTCAAAGCTTTCGTCATCCCATTCAGAATCATAGGCGGTGACATAATCAGCCACTGCTTTAGGACCACCAAACTCTTTGGCTACTTGTTGTGGATCTTCTTTTGGTATCAAACCATTTTCTTTTGATTCTTCTGTCTTTTTAAGCAATTCAAGTTTGCGTATCTTAGCTTCTTGTTCTGCCTTAAGAAGATTAGCCTCTTGAGTAATGACCCATTTAGCAATCTCAACTCTGCGAGTAGGGACGGGGACATAACGAACCAATACTTCAACTTCTCTCATATCGGGAAGTATCAATATCTCGAAAGATGCACTAGAATCATTTGTAAGAATTTCATGACGCTGATCTTCTGTACCTTTCCAAACTTCACGTTCTGGAACAAGGCCACCTTCGATAGCTTGTTTAACAATTTCAGCCGCAGGGTCTGTAAGATCAGACAGTTTACGTCTGACATTACCAAGGGCTCGGGGGGTTTTTATCACGCCAGCAGAAGTGGCTTTATCGGGGTTACTATGAAATTCTTTAAGGGCTTTCTTTTGTTTAGCTTTTTGTTCTGGCGTAAGTTTTGGTGCCATACATTACCTTGGAAGATGGTACTCTATCGGGGAGTCGAACCCCGTTTGACAGGTTGAAAACCTGTAGTCCTAACCAAACGTAGACGAATAGAGCATTTTAAAAATGGTGGTAACAATTGGTATCGAACCAATCTATCAAGCTCTTCAGGCTTGCGCTAATCCATCTCAGCTATATTACCATAATATGGTGCTCAATGTGTGAATCGAACACACGACAGATGCTTACAAGGCAACTGTTATACCACTTAACTAATCGAGCATTGGCAACCCGTACTGGATTCGAACCAGTAACACCTAGATTCAAAGTCTAGTGCTCTACCAATTGAGCTAACAGGCTGATTAAACTTGGTGTGACGTGTGATAATCGAAATCACATACTCCAGAGTCACATTCTGGATCTTTTCCGCTTAAGATAACGTCACCACTGTTTGGTGGAACTGGTTGGATTTGAACCAACATAAGTCGGCTTAAAAGGCCGATGATCTACCTGTGATCCACAATTCCTTTAATTTGGCAGACCGTGTAAGAATCGAACTCACATCTCATGGTTTGGAGCCACGCATTCTACCACTAAACTAACGATCTAAAAATTTGGTACTTCTTGCTGGATTCGAACCAACCCCACAGAGTTCGTAGCTCTATATTCTATCCCAATAAACTAAAGAAGTATGGTACTCAGTGCTGGTAACGATCCAGCGTTTAACGCTTATCAAGCGTTTGTTCTACCATTGAACTAACCGAGTATAATATTCATATGGCGGAAAACAGAGAGCACGATTCTCATACGCTAGCACGTACAGACCGCTTAGCAGGCGGCTCCAGAACCCATCTGGTTTATTTTCCATATTGGTACGAAAGGTGGGACTTGAACCCACAAAACCTAGTTTCTAAGACTAGTATGTATGCCTATTCCATCACTCTCGCATTTAAATTGGCGCCACTTATGGGTTTCGATCCCATTACCTTACCCTTGACAGGGGTACGCTCTCCCAATTGAGCTAAAGCGGCTTAAACTGGTGCGCAGGGGCGGAATTTGCACCACCACATCTCTCGAAGCTGATTTACAGTCAGGTGAGTTCACTCGTACTCAGCCTACGCATTTAACTATGGCGGAAAATAAAGGAGTCGAACCCTCAGCGCTCATCACACTGGCTACGGTTTTCAAGACCGTTTGTGGCCACCCACGCTATCTTCCTAAATTGGTGGAATAGGTGAGAATCGAACTCACCACAGGAAAGGTGCAAACCTCCCTCGCCCCCTTGGCACATGCTACCCCATAACTATAATTGGTAGCGGGAACCAGATTCGAACTGGTGATTTTCAGCTTATGAGACTGACGAGTTACCGCTTCTCTATCCCGCTATTAATCCTGTGACTCTTTATAACCATTCATGGATTGGTAACTCCGAAGAGCTGGTCGTAACCCTTACAACTGGTCAAAGTTACTTTTAAATATGGCTGATCACCTTGGAATCGAACCAAGCTCCATTCTGATTAACAGTCAGATGCTCACACCATGCTTGCTCGTGATCAATAAATTTGGTCTATCCTGTAGGACTCGAACCTACGACTTCTCCGTTCCAAACAGAGCGACTTGCCTCTAGCCTAAAGATAGAAATGAATATCATATAATATTCGCTGTACATTCTAATTATACTATCAATTTTAACTATTGTAAAGTTATTTTTTGATAAATATAATCAATCATCAAAATTTGTTGGTTGTTTTACACCTTCTACAGCATACTGTAGAATATATTCTTTCTCTTCTGGGATATTTATTGTATAAACTACCCCACGACATTCATGACAAAAATCCTCAGGAGTTCCATCATCTTTCTTCATTCTTAAATCAGACCACGATAGGGCCGAATCACAGCACCGACATCTCATAACACACTCAGTCTAGCTTATGCTAGATTTATTATTGGGGCAAGTAAAAGGGTTCGAACCTTTATCTGGAACCAGATTGCTCCCGTCCTCTCCAAATTAGACGATACTTGCGTAATTCTTGGTGGGCCACCCAAGACTTGAACTTGAAACCTTCGACTTATGAGGTCGCTGCTCTAACCAGTTGAGCTAGAGGCCCTTTCTGGAGCCTGTGGTAGGAATCGAACCCACGTAAAAGGATTTGCAATCCCTCGCATGGCCACTCTGCCACACAGGCTTGTTTGGTGCGGGATTGGGGACTCGAACCCCAGACACCGACTTGGAAGGACGGCATGTTACCAACTACACTAATCACGCATTATACTAATCAAAATAATTCTTACATTTTACATAAATAGCTGTGTCTGGACAGCTTGTTTCTTCACTGTAATCATATATGAAATATATTACACCAAAGAATGTAACAAGGGACACAATAAAACCTAGCTTACTCATCTAACATCCCTTTCAATACATCTACACCAATACCGGTCAGGGTAGAAATTGTGTATAACTCCAACCCATCATTAATCAACTGAGTTAGTTGCTCTTTTGTAATGTCCTCCCCAGAAATCAGGGAGTCTCCAATACTAAGAGCATTACTAATTGATTTTGTAAAAAGATCAAACATTATAATGCATACCTCTCAATCATCACTGTTTCCAACATAACTTCTTCAGGATTAGAGGCTTTGCCTAAAACACTCTTCATGATAGAAGGACTATAACCACTCACCATTGCTGTTCCTGTTTCGTGTTTGGTCACAGGCTTACTGGTGTTAGCCGCATTAAGATTCCAAAACACAATTTTAGGAATTTGATAGCCAGCAGCTTCAAATTCTTTCTTCATCATGTCAAAAGCAGTCACAGACTTTCCTTCAACATTACTGCAATTAAACTGCATATCACTCAAAATAACTAAAGTGGTAGGCATTTGTGAAGGATCTAAATTAACATCCTTTGCTGCATCTAGAATCAATTTAAAAGCAGCTTGAATATTAGTACTTCCACCCCAAGGGGCTTTAGATATTAAATCAAATCTTTGTTTTAAAGATCCTGCATCTATTTTTAATAGCCTTGGGCTAGACTCAAAGGTCATAAACACATCTTTAAAAATACCCTCTGAACGACTAGCTATGTACCAACCAAGAGATATTGCAACATCAACACATTGTAAATATCGATCGCCACCAGCAGATTTATACATACTCCGAGAAACATCAATCAGTGGAAGAATACGTTCTTCACTACCTTCCATATAATTAGGAAGGGCATTCCACTGTTGTTCTGCTATCTCAGCATTACCTTGATAGACAGACTTATAAATGTCATGTGGGTATACGGCAGAAGCATGGATAGTAGTTTCACCTTTCTTAAGTGATTCCAAGTATTTACCATAACGTTCTGTGGCATTACGCCCAAAAGCTTTCTGATAGCGTGCAGAAGCAACAGAAGGGACCTTGTTAAACTCTATAGTATCCCATTCTTTTGCACACATACTCTGTTCAACAGTCTTACGACCTGCAACAATGTACTTACGCCAATCGGCCTCTTTCTTGAAACCCAGCATCTTACGAACTTTCTTTGCTGTATTGCCTTTAATAGGCACCCATTTAAAGGCCAAACCATTGCCTTCTTGTAATTCTGTTTTATAAATGTGACTTGCAAAATCACTCATCTGAGGAATATTCTCAGATACCCACAAAAGGTCATCAAAACGACCAATTTCAGGGATTTTGGTGAGCAGGGTATTCAACGCTTGAATTACCTCAGCTTTACCTGCATTAGCATATGCAAATTTAAGTAGATTACGGAACAGTTGACGTTCCCCAGCTCCACCCCTAACATCACGTAACCACTGTAAGATACGCAATGCAACATCTTGATTCTCAATCAAGGCGTCTAAAAATTCTTTCTCGATATTCTTCCCACGGCTAGCACCAGCCAAGTAGAATAGATCTAAGCATTTGGACAGGCTCGAAAAATGCGCCTTTGCCCCATTATCGGTTTTTGCTTGTGCATTAACCGCTTCAAATAATGACATCATAATAAACTCCTTAATAATTGACAGAATCACTTGTTTGTGATGAGATCACAGTACTGACAGCCGTGTACGGCTATAATTTTTGGTTGCTGAACTGATTCTTTAATTTAAACAGACTGCATACTTTTAGTCGGACTTGTAGGTCTGATTTTAGTAAGGTTTGCTGAAAGCAGTCTTTCTTAACAGAATGTATTATTACTTGTCTTTTGCTCTACCAACTGAGCTACCACCAATTTTACTCGGTGGACAGGACTCGAACCTGTGACCCAAAGTTTGGAATAGTAATTGTTGCTGAAAACATTCTTCTTTAATTAGTAGAGAAACAGAAAACTCTTGGTTTCATAAGCCTGAAAGTTTGGTTGCTGAAAGTTTTCTTAATCTCTATATTCATTATAACACACTTGGATATACTAAAAGCAAGTGTTTTCTTAATCTTTTGTAAATATATTGTTTATTTTACGATATTCTCACTCTTTTACTTGAAACTCGTAATTAACTGACTCAGTTTACCCTAGTTTTTCTCTGTACGCAATAACATTATCTAAATAATCATAAACATTGGCTATTAGTCTAGGCATTAATAACTCCGCTCTTTAAAGACTTAAGTAATTCTGAGTAAGATTCACTACTAGGTTTATGCTTCTTGCGAAGCGAATTTTCTATCCAATACCCGTTATAACCAACCTCGATAGGTGCCCCTAAAAGCTTGTAAGTATAGATATTTTGGTAGGTCATATCCTCGCAAATTACGAAAGGTTGGAATAATACATCCTCAATTACGTATTCTCCATTCTTATGTGGGAATAACTCAGAAACAAGTATAACGTCCTCTCCAACATGAAATTTATTCATAGTAACTCCTATATAGTGTATTTTGGCACTGGAATAGGCTTAGTGTAGTTGGGTGTATATATTTTGTCAACAGAATACTCTTTAAAAGAACGAAATCTTGAAGGTACAGGACAATTAAAAGTGACGGCCAAATGTAAATTCTTACTCTTATTACAATTCTTACATAAATACTGTTCCATATATTACTCCTAAGTATAATTCAATTAGGCTGGTGGATAAATTCTGGATAATACTAACCCATAGCCATACCATAATAGTATTAGCCATTAGGTTAGTATCCTCAGAATTCAATTAGGCTGGAGCCATAAGATTCTCTGCGCTACAGGCAGCATACTATAACTAGTACGGGATAATGTAAAGTGATTTATATCTTTACATCACAAGGGGCTTCCTCTATAATCAGAGTCCATGCTACTCCCCCTTAAGCCATTTTATAATGGCCACTAACAAGTATTGTGTCTTGCATCTTCTTACACTTTAGGATTAGCCGGTGAGTGATGCGTTAAGCTTGACATATCTCTCTAATCCGTAGGACCTGATTCTCAGGAACAATAGGTGTAATGTCTTTACGTTAGAACACCTAGAAATATTAATCTCTTTATCCATTATACAGTATTGGACTCTCAAAAGTCAATATCACAAATAAATAGGTAAATATGTCTTAACCCTATCAATTTAAGACTTCAGTGTGATATAATGGTAATGCATTTTAAAATTTACTTAGGATAAAACATTATGGATGCAAAAGTTAGAGCAGAAGAATTATTTAACAATGTAATGGGGCAGGTTAAAGAGGCTAGAGACAACTTAGCTAAAAGAATGCTGGAAAAAGGTATGACCCCAGAAACACATTATATCAAAGATAATTTTGAAGAAATTGTAAATGGTACTACACTAGAGTATATTTGCACACCCGAACCAAAAACAAAGGAGAAAACTAATGGCTAAAAAACCTAATAAAGCAAAAGAAGAAACTGTTGAAAATACTATAATCACACAAGAAGTAGTTGAAGAAGCAGAATCAACCGAAGAAGTGGTCTCAGAAGCTCCTACAGAGCCTGTAGAGAAAGTTAAAAAAGAAATACGTATCCACGGAACCAATCTTAATACCTTAGTCTCAGAGGTGATGTATGCGGCTTTCTTGGGTGGAGAATTAGTGCCAAGAGTTCTTCCAAGAATTTCCTCCTTACCTTTTACCGTAAGAATGCTTATCAGCGAAGATAAATATGAAGAGTATGTTACTAAGTCTGCACAACCCCGTTGGACTGAAGGTGTAGAATATAACAGAGTGGTGGTGACGGCCCCTGATCCTCTCGTGTTTATTCGAGGCATAATTGCCGCAGGTAAGAGAGGTGCTGTACTGCCCCCAAGAAAAGCCGTTCGTGTAGGCGGGCCCTATCAGGCAGAATTGGCTATGAGAAACCCTATTGCTGAAACTCCTACTGTTCATGTTGGGCCTAAAAAAATAGCCTATACTAAAGAAGAACTTGAGCAATACGACATTCATGACCTAAAATTAATTGGTGCCACGATGTCCTTGACAGGTAGAGGTAAAGCTGCTTTAATTAAGGCTATCTTAGACAAACAGAAGGAGTCAGAAGTATGATAGATAGAATCCTAGGCAACAAAACATTAAATGTATTAATTGGAATTCTGTTGGGAATCCTTTTATATTCACTTGCTTATGCTTCAGGAAATGTTTTTACTGGGTTTGTTGGAGGTGGTGCATACCTCCACTTGATTGGTTGGTTAGAAAATCGATATAAGGAGTCTAAAAATTTAAGTACAAAAGGTAGTTGGGAATAAAGTAATATCCTATTGATGTATTAAGGAGACTTCTTATGAAGAATGCTAATAACAAAAGAAATACAAGAAAATCAAAGATCGAAAATGGTGTTGAGAAAGTAACGAAAGAAAAATTTCAGCACGAAAGGGAAGAAGAAATAAAAGCTAAACCTATTAAACCTATGAATGCAAAACAAAAGGTCTATAAAGAGTTGATAGAAGATTTCTCCATCCCTACAGTATTAGCAACTGGATATGCAGGGACTAGCAAGACTTGGATGCCAACTGCAATAGCTTGTGATTGGCTTAGACTAGGCAAAATTAATCGTCTAATTTTTACAAGACCTAATATATCTAATAGTAAATCATTAGGATTTTTTACTGGCTCTTCTATAGAAAAATTATCCCAATGGCTAATGCCTGTAATAGATATTCTAAAAGAACGCCTTGGTGCAAATAATTTAGACCTTCTTATTAAAAATGGTGATATAGTCTTCCTTCCCTTAGAAGTAGTTAAGGGGTATTCAGCAAATAATTGTGTTTTTATTTGCGATGAGGCGGAAGACTTGTCTATAGATGAGGCCAAAAAACTTGTAACTCGCTTAGGGCAGAATGCAAAAATGATTTTGGCAGGGGATATTTCTCAAAGTGAACTTAAAGATGCAAGTGGCTTACGCTATCTTATAAATTTAGCAAGTAAACATGAAAATCTTTCCTTGGGTACTGTGGACTTTAATGAAGTATCAGATATAGTAAGATCCGAAGCTGTAAAGAATTGGATCATAGCTTTTGAAGAGGATAGAGTTAATGGCAAACAAAAATAAAGGCAAGGGGGATAATGTCAGACCGATTAGAGAAGGTGTAGAGATATCGAAAGATCCTCTCGAACCAGTAGAGGACTTGGTGGTTATCACAGGTCTTCTCCATAAGTTAGCTTTAGAAGGCAGATTAAGAGATTTAGCATACGCGGGAATTACCACAGATATAAACGAAACTAGAATCTGTGGAATTCTGGGGGAAAATTTTAACTTCAGTTTGATGGATACATTATTAAGACATCTTACACTAATGCATTATGATGGCATAGTATTTCCCCATCTTACAGGAATTATGTTGGAGGGTTTTGATGATGAATAGACTACAGTATCTATTAAACAAACTATCAGAGGAGGCCAGTGAAATTGTGCAGATATCCCAGAAGACAGCTCAATTTGGTCTTAATGAAGTTTATGATGATGGAAAAAATAATTTAAGCAATCGTGAAAGATGCCACGCAGAAATAGACGATTTGCTTGGGATAATCTCCCTTTTGAATGATGAGTTTGATTTCTGTTATGAGCCAGACAGAGAAAAGATTGAACAGAAGAAAGACAAAACCAATAGATATTATAAATACTCTAAAGAGTTAGGGATGGTATCGGATGAGTAAGTTTGAGGTAGAACTGTTAGAAGAGGAAGATAATTCTGCTTCTGATGCAGATATAATTGAAATGATTAAAGACACAATGAGGAATACGTTAGGTTGTACTGATCCAGATTGGGAGTAGTCTTATGTCTAAGAGTATAAAAACTTCTGTAGTAAGTTTTGATGATTTTAATGATTTAGATTTTGTTTCACCAAGTCGATGGTTTATCTTTACCTCTATGAATGAGTATTTATTTATACATGTTAGAGATCGCCAAGTTGCTCAAGATTATGTTGATGCAGAATATGGAAAAGGTAGATACAAAATTAGAACAGTAAAAGTTATAAAAAGTGGTAAGGGATTAACTGTAAGTGGATCTGAGACAAGGAGAAAGTAAATTAAATTTAAATATGAATATGCTTACATGGATATGGCAGAACGCTTTGGACAAACATCTGAGGCGGTTAGGTTAAAAGTTGGAGCCCTAATTGTTCACGAGACTCTTGGGGTAATTGCTGAAGGCGTTAATGGAATGCCTCCAGACTGGCCTACAGAGGTCTGTGAAGAAAGGAAATATTTCGATGGTGGTGGTTGGATAAATTTTGATGAAAGTTTATACCCTTACATCGATTCAGATGGAGAACACTATGCACTAGTAACTAAACCTGAATGTCGTCATGCAGAGATAGCAGCCTTAGAAAAATTATGGAAAAAAGCTGAAACGGCAGAAGGTGCCATGATGTTTGTCTCACACAGCCCTTGTGTGGCGTGTGCCATCAAGATCAAGACAGCAGGCATAGTAAAGGTTTATTACAGACATGCTTATAGAGAGTCCTCTGGAATAGACTTTCTTAAGCGAAATAAAATTGAAGTTGTAAAATTAAATTAGGAGGATTATATGAGTAACTACACGGCAATAATTGCCAAGATCGATAATACACTACCAATAGTTGGGGCGGATAAAATTCAAATTGCCAAAGTCCTTGGAGAAAGTGTGGTGGTAAGCAAAGACGCAGGTATTGGGGATATAGGGGTATTTTTCTGTGCAGGAACTCAATTATCTCCTGAATATTGCTCTTACAATAATCTATACAGAGATTCTACTAAGAACAATGATATAACTCAGGCAGGGTTTTTTGAGGATACTCGAAGAGTACGTGCTCAACCTTTTCTTAAGGTTAAGTCAGAGGGTTATTTTGCCTCTTTAGATTCTTTAAGTCTTGCAGGGGATATTACCAAGTTAAAAATTGGTGATAAGTTTGAAGAATTAAATGGTGTTAAGATCTGTAATAAGTATCTTAATGAGAAAGCCATTAAGGCCATTAAAGAACAAAAGAATAAGCCAGCCAAAAAGAAACTTATTCCATTCTTTAAAGAGCATGTTGAAAGCGAACAATATAAGTACAACACCCATAAACTTGAGGTTGGTAATGTTATCTCTATCCAATCTAAACGTCATGGCACATCTGGTCGTTACGGATATTTAAGTTCTATTAAAAAACTTCCTAAGTGGAAACAATGGATTAATAAAATCATACCTGTATTCCCTACAGAGGAATATGAATATGTTGTGGGTACGCGTAGAACAGTTTTGAATGACCCAGAGAAAGAAGGCTTTCATGGCAGTGAAGCTTATCGTTATGAAGTTATGGAACAATTGAAACCTTATCTAAGTAAGGGCATGACTATTTATGTTGAAATTGTTGGCTATGTTAATGGTAAGTCTGTTATGCCTTCCCATTCTACTAAAGACTTAAAGAACAAAGAATTTAGTAAGAAATATGGTGATACAGTTGTTTATAAATATGGTTGCCCAGAAGGCACATACAAGTTCCATGTTTATCGCGTAACCTTAACAACTGAAGATGGTAATTCTATTGATCTAACTCAACAACAACTAGTTCGTTGGTGTGCTGATCGTGGATTAGACCCAGCACATGATCTTGTTCCGCCATTCGTTTATGACGGGGATGTTGAGAAGTTGAACGCCTTGGTTGAGGAATTAACAGAGCGTCCTGATACGCTTACAGAAGATTATCATGATCCAAGCCACCCAAGCGAGGGTGTTATTGTTCGTGTAGATCGTTGGACTCAAACTCCATTATTTTTAAAGTCTAAATCTTATGTCTTTAAAGTTATGGAAGGAATTGCTTCTGAGAAAGAAGTAGATATTGAGGAGGTATCATAATGAAAAATATACTTATCTTGATTATTTTGGGACTAAGCCTCTCAGGTTGCCTTAAAAATAAAGATATTGATGTAGTTGAATATGCAACAGTTGTGGAACTTGGGCTTTGTAATGCCAACTCTTGTGTTGTAAAAGTTAGAGATAATGTAAAAGGAACTGAGGAATATTGGCAATCTCATGGCCCTGCAATGATTGGGATGCAATTATACAGAAGTTGTTATGTAAAGCCTAGTGGGGATAAATGGTGTTTTGATGCCTCTCAGGTTCTGAGGGGTTGATATGAGCATACCTTGCATACAACTAGAAGTTCACTGGAATGAAGAGGCAGCGGTTCCTTGCAGATCTACTGTAGGCGATGGTACAAATCTACAAAACGAAACCATGTTTAATATTATCAAAATAGGTTTTGATGTATACGGGGGAATCCCTGTATACCTTGTAGAAGAAAATATCACCATACGTTTAATCAATAGGGCTTTGATAATTGGACAAGAACATTATAAGGAGAAAGTCGAATGCCAAAAATGATATTGACTTGTGGCATTAGTGCCTCTGGTAAAACTTCGTGGGCTAATGAATATTGCAAGAGCAATTCTAACTGGGTAAATATAAACAGGGATACTGCAAGATTTATTCTCTTCTGTGATGGAGTAGAAGATTGGGGTTTATATAAATTTACTAAGGCCAGAGAAAAAGCTGTTTCGGATAGTTGTGAAAATCTATGGAAGGCTTCCGTTCATTTTGGTGAAAATGTTATTATCTCTGATACTAACCTCAACCCAAAGACACAAGCTATGTGGAAGCAACGAGCGGACGCCGCTGGGTACGAGTTTGAAATTAAGTATTTTGAGATAAGCCTTGAAGAGGCATGGAAACGTAACGAGCGGCGCCCTAACCCTGTTAGACGTGATGTTATTACAGAGCAATGGCCTAAGTGGTTGGCTATTACGGGGCGTAAACGTTATGCACCTACTGGTGATAAACCTGAAATACTTCTTTGTGATATTGATGGTACTATTGCTAAAATGTATGATAGGGGTCCATTTGATTGGATG